CCTTGAAGCGGGTTTCGCTGACAATTTAGCGGAAGTCCTGGATGATTCAGCGCTGGGCAGGATAGCGTCCGACATAGTTCAGGAGTTTGACTCGGATCACGAATCACGGCACGAGTGGGAATTTGCCTATACAAAGGGATTGGACCTATTGGGCTTTAAGTATGATGAAAGAACGGAGCCTTTTCAGGGCGCAAGCGGTGTAACGCATCCACTGTTGGCGGAATCAGTGACAGCTTTCCAGGCGCAGGCCTTTAAGGAGCTTTTACCACCGGCGGGACCGGTGAAAACAGAGGTACTCGGAGTCGAAACACCGGAAATTATAGCGCAGGCGGACAGGGTTCAGGACTTTATGAACTATCAGATCACTGATAAGATGGAAGAATACACGCCTGACATGGATCAGTTGCTGTTTCACTTGCCTCTTGCGGGGTCCGCTTTCAAAAAAGTCTATTATGACGCTACAAGACAGGCGGCGGTGTCAAAATTTATACCAAGTGAGGATTTAGTAGTAAATTATTTAGCAACGGACTTGCAATCGGCGGAACGGGTGACGCATATTGTAAAAATATCAGAGAATGACCTGTTAAAACAGCAGGTTGCGGGGTTTTACAGGGATATTGACGTCAAAGTCAGCGATGACGAGACATCCATACAGAAAAAGTACAATCAGTTAGAGGGAATTAACAAAGTTGCCTATGCGGATGAGATATATACTTTATATGAAGTACATTGCGATTTAGACATACCGGGATTCGAAGATAAAGACGGGGAAACCGGGGAGCCAACCGGTATTAAAATACCTTATGTTGTTACTGTTGACAAAGGATCCAACAAAGTTTTATCCATCTACCGAAATTATAAAGAAGACGATCCACTTAGAAAAAAAATTGAATATTTTGTTCATTATAAGTTTCTTCCAGGTTTGGGTTTTTATGGTTTTGGTCTTATCCATATGCTCGGGGGTTTATCAAGAACGGCTACCTCCACGCTTCGTCAACTTATTGATGCCGGAACGTTATCAAACTTACCAGCAGGTTTTAAGGCCAGGGGAATTAGAATTGCCGATGATGATGCACCATTACAACCAGGAGAATTTAGAGACATAGACGCACCAAGCGGGGACTTGCGGGCTGGCTTAATGCCGCTTCCATATAAAGGCCCTGATCAAGTGTTATTTCAGTTATTAGGTTTTTGTGTAGACGCTGGACAAAAATTTGCAGCGATTGCTGATATGAAAATATCAGAAACAAACACAAATGCACCTGTCGGAACCACCCTAGCCATGATGGAACAAGGCGCTAAAGTAATGAGCGCAATCCATAAACGTTTGCATTATTCGCAAAAACATGAATTTAAACTACTGGCAAGTGTTTTTGGTACTTTCCTTCCTCCGGAATATCCATACATGGTGGTGGGTGGAAATCAAATGGTCAAGCAAACGGATTTTGATGACAGAGTTGATGTTATCCCTGTTTCGGACCCTAACATGTTTTCAATGTCACAACGTGTGGCACTGGCGCAAATGCAGTTACAACTAGCGCAAGCCGCGCCTGAACAGCATAATTTACAAGAAGCGTATCGTAGAATGTATCAAGCTTTAAATGTTCAAAACATTGAAGCGCTTTTACCTCCTCCTCCTCAACCCCAACCCGTTGATCCGGGAATCGAGAATGCTATGGCATTGGGTTTAAAAACTCTTCGCGCTTTTGAAGGACAAAATCATCAAGCGCACATTGACGCACACCGTGCTTTTATGTCGAGTTCATTGGTTAAATCAAACTTACAGGTCCTGGCTTTATTGCAAGGACATATTTCAGAACACGTTGCATTAATGGCACGTGAAGAAATTATGCAACAGGCAGGACCGCAGTTACAGCAAATGCAAATGCAAATGCAGCAAGATCCAGGGGCTGCGCAAAACCCTATGATGCAGCAACAAATGCAGCAAGCGCAAGCGCAAATTGAATCTCGCATCGCTGAACGCATCGCTGAGCTAACTAATAATATGGTAGCGGAAGAGCAAGATATGCTTGAGGCACAGGGTGCGGATCAATTAGTAGAGCTTCGTGAAAAAGAATTAGATATACAAGCAGCCGATGTTCAACGCAAAGTAAATGAAGGCAAAGAAAAAATTGCTTTAGATCAAATGAAGTTTAAACAAAAAGAAGAGCTGCAAACAGAGAAGATAGATTCTATAGAAGATATCGCTGAACTTAGAGCTCGTGTTACTTTAAAAAAAATGCAGGATCAGGAAAAACAAAAAAAGATGAAATATGATAGAAAATCCCGATAAATTAATTAATGAGGTTTATACAAAGGCTCGAGAAATCATAGAGACAGAAAAACTTAATCCTATTGATTTTTCAGGCGCTTTAATCAGTGTAGCCAAGCTTATCCTTGTGGAAACTGTGGGAGCCAAAGATGCAGAAATCTTATTTGATTTTGCTGATAAAAGTTTTATAATAAAGTCTAAACAAATAACATATCACTAAAGGATAAATTATGGCATTAAATAACCCTAAACCAAAATATATTAATGGTTCATTATATCCTAATGCAAAGATGACTGTGAGTAAGGACATGAATCCTTATGCAGGAAAATTTGTTAATCAGGAAAAAATTGTTGATACATACACTGCCAGTGCGGAAGGTCCTAAAGTTAAACAAAATTTAGGTAGTGGACCAAAAGGCCAACGCAGTAAAATGCAAATTAAAAAGGTACCTTTTAAAGGTCTTTTTTAATGGAGTGCACAAACTGTGGGCATGGTTGTCATTGCAGTGATGGTAGTACATGTCAAGCATGTGGTTGCAACAACTGTGAACATAAGGTAGACTAACTTTTTTTAAAGGAGGTTTTATGAAACTTTTAAAAGATATATGGCAACACTTGAAAGAGTGGAGCGAGTGGGGCATGAAGGACTGGATTAAGGCCGGGATTGTTGCCATTGTTGTTATTATAGTTCTAGGAAAAATTTCAGGGGCTGTATAATGTTAAACCTCATCAGTGGATTGTTAGGCGGTAAGAATGGAGCCTTAAAACAGATCGCTGGTGTAATTGATGATTTGCATACCTCAGATGAGGAAGTGCTAGACAAAAAGATTTTAATGCAACGCATCCAGCAAAAACTTGCTGAAAAGCAATTGGATGTAAACGCTAAAGAAGCTGGTCACCGGTCCGTATTTGTTTCGGGCTGGCGGCCCTTCATCGGCTGGTGCGGAGGGCTTGCATTATTCTTTGAATTTATTTTATCTCCATGTATAGAATGGTACGCTAAATTTGCAGGATTAGATTTAACTGCTCCTGAAATTCAAACTGGCCCCTTGCTAGCAATTGTCACTTCAATGCTCGGCGTCGCCGGACTCCGCAGTTTTGAGAAGAGCAAAGGCTTAACCAAATAAGGAGAAATTATGGCTAAGAAAAAGAAACAAACACCACTACAAAAAATACAAAAGGAATTAGACAAGCTTGCAGCTCTTCATGCAAAAGAAGAAGCGATAGTTGAGAGGATTGAAGAGATCATTGACGAAGAGGAGGATTTCGACGACACCAACGAAAATTGGGAAGGAACCGATTGAAATGGCAAGACTATCGGCAAAGGATTTAACCGTTCCACAAATGAAAGCTAATGCAGCAGGTATGAAAGCTGTTATTGCTACTAAACCTAAAGGTGATCCAACAGGTATGGGCTTAAGGGGTCAAGATCTAACAGGAGCTGCAGTTAATAAAAAAAAGGGGGGAGCGGTAAAAAAGAAAAAACTAGATATTAAAAAAGCTATTAAAAAACCCGGTTCGTTGCGTAAGTCTCTGGGCATAAAAAAAGGAAAAAAAATTCCTTTAAAGAAATTAAATAAGGCTGCAAAAGCAAAAGGTAAATTAGGGCAGCGTGCTAGATTTGCAAAAACATTAGCTAAATTAAGAAAGAAAAAATGAACTGCTGGCATTGCAACGTCGAGTTAATATGGGGCGGTGACCACGACATAGAGGATGATGAGGATAAGATGGTAACCAATTTATCGTGCCCCAACTGTAAGTGCCGTGTATATGTATATCAACCAAAGGAGGAAGACGCCGATGCCGTTTAAATCAGAAAAACAAAAAAAGTTTTTATTTGCTAATGAACCAGAAATAGCTAAGAGATGGGCAAAGGATTATAAGCATGGTGGTTTTGTGATTGTTAAACCGAGAGGCTTTGGTCGTATGCTACCAAATAAAAGACCCCAAACAAAAATATATACATGACATTAGAGGAAAGAATTATGGAACATGAAGGATTTGTTCCAAAAATTTATAAAGATACCAGAGGATTTTCTACGATTGGGTATGGCCATTTAGTAAAACCTACCGATATATTTGAAGAAGAAGTCGAATACCCTGAAGAAGAACTTTATGAATTATTTTTAAAAGATTTACAAGAAGCTAAAGAAGGAGCCCACACATTGGTGGGACATATTACAGATCTTCATCCTAATGCTTGGGAATGTATTGTAGAGATGGTATATCAACTTGGAACTGCAGGCGTAATGAAATTTTCAAAAATGCTTTTGGCATTGGAAGAAAAAGACTATTTCGAGGCCCACGTACAGATGCTTGACTCGCGCTGGAGTAAACAGACACCAAGAAGATGTGTTGAACTTTCCGAAATAATGAAAAAGTGTTCTTAGATGGATATAGTAACAATTGTAGATTATCTTAAAAAAATAATAAAAACTAGACAAGATCAAGTAAATCAAGTTATAACATCGGATGTAAAAACCTTGGAAGAATATAAGTATCTTTTAGGGAAGTTACATGCTTATAATGAAGTAGTACAGGAACTCACGGACCTGCTAAAAAAACAGGAGCGCTATGAAGATGAAGCCCAAGATTTTGATACCAGAAACTAATATCATTGATATTAACGAAAAACCCTACAAAACAAAAAAAGAAATAGGAAAGGTTCCAGAACCCACAGGTTTTAGGATTGTTTTATTTCCTTTATTACTAGAGAAAAAAACGAAAGCAGGTTTACATCTTACTGACGAAACTGTGGCCGAAGCACAGATAGCTACAAATGTTTGCCGTGTATTAAAGGTTGGACCTGATGCTTACAAAGATAAAGAACGCTTTCCAAATGGAGCTTGGTGTAAAGTAACTGATTGGGTACTCATTACTAAATATGCTGGATCCAGAATTCGCATTGAAGGCGGAGAACTGAGAATAGTGAATGACGATGAAATACTGGCAGTCATTGATCATCCAAAAGATATACTGCCAGCAAGTTTATTTTAGGAGAATATTATGGTTGAAGAAAAAATGGTTCCATTAGATACAAGCGGTAACGATGTCGAAGTAACTTTAAAAGAAGAAGTAAATGAATCAGAGGTTACAACAGAGGAAAGTAATATTAGAGAAATTCCACCTGAAACAAAAGAAGAAGTTAAAGAAGAAGTTAAAGAAGAAGTTAAAGAAGAAGTTAAAGAAACCACCGAAAACAAAGATGAACTAGAGGAATACAGCGCAGGTGTTAAAAAACGTATTGACAAACTTACTCGAAAAATGCGTGAGTCTGAACGACGTGAACAAGCCGCTGTTGAGTACGCAAAAAAAGTTCAAGAAGAAAATTCTAAATTAAAAACCAGATCTTCTGAAACTGATAAACTATATGTTTCAGATTTATCCGCTCGCATTGAATCTCAAATTGATGCGGCTAAAACTAATTTAAAAAATTCTATAACTAACGGGGACGTTGAAGGTCAAGTAAACTATCAACGTGAAATTGCCGCTCTTACTCAAGAAGAAGATAGGGTAGGTAGAGAAAAAAGAAGGCTAGAAAAAATTAAACCAATTGTTGATCCTTCATACGAGGGTCCTCGCAAGGCTGATGGAACTCCAGATAGAAGATCTTATTACTCTAATCCTTCAAGCCCGCCGCCACCAGATAAACGTGCTACAGAATGGGCAGAAAAAAATTCATGGTTTGGCGAAGATCAAATAATGACCTATGCTGCTTATGGATTACATCAACAATTAACTGAACAAGAGGGTTTTGATCCTCGTTCTGACGAATATTACGAAGAAATTGACTTAAGAATAAAAAAAGAGTTTCCACATCGCTTTAAAGATAGTAAGATAGGGGAAAATAGTAGCAACCTGAAACCCGTCCAGGCAGTTGCTTCTGCAAATCGATCGACGAAAACTGGACGCCGAACCGTAAGACTCACGCCTTCGCAGGTTGCGATAGCAAAAAAATTAGGTGTGCCATTAGAGGAATATGCAAAACACGTGAAGGAGGCATAATATAATGACTGAAAAGATAAAAAAATCCCCACGCAAAATTGAGACCCGAACAATAAAAGCTCGCAAGAGAGGATGGGTTCCTCCTTCAAGTTTAGAAGCACCCGATCCCCCCGAAGGTTTTCACCATCGTTGGGTTCGTGCTGAGTTCAGAGGCGAACAAGATGAAAAAAACATTTTGGGTCGTTTACGTTCAGGATATGAATTTGTTAATATAAGTGAATATCCAGGCAGAGTAGATCTTCCCTCCATTTTAGAGGGAAAATACAAAGGTGTTATCGGAGTTGGAGGATTATTATTAATGCGATGTCCGATTGAGGTAAAAGAAGACAGAGACGCTTACTTCAGGCGCTTAACCGACGATCAAAAAACATCCATTGAAAATGATCTCATGAAACAAGAGCACCCTTCAATGCCAATCTCTAAAGAGAGGCAAAGTAGGGTAGAATTTGGTAGAAACAAAAAGTCTTAATGGTTAAGGCCAATGTCTCTATCATATTGTCAAAAGGAGACATATTATGGCTAATATAAATGCGGCTTTTGGTCTACGTCCTTACGAAAGATCAGGCTCAAGTTATAATAACCAAGGCGTGAACGCCTATCCTTTAAACTTTGATGGAGCAACTACTGGTTCCACGTCCTTAATTTGGACTGGTTCCCCTGTGATACCTCTAGCAACTGGTTTAATTGATATTGTTGGTAACGCCAATGGCGGTACTGTACCTTTGTTAGGTGTCTTTATGGGTTGTCGATATATCGCAACTGATGGAACACCAACTTGGTCAGCGTACTGGCCTGGTTATGCAGCGGTTAAGGCGTCTACAGAAGCTACGGCATTTGTCGCTGATAACCCTCACGCTCTCTTTGTCATTAACGCTGATGGTGCGTTAGCAGATGCAGATTTATTTGCAAACGCTAACCTTGCAACAGCAATAACCGGCACTGATACTAGCGGCTATTCACTTGGTGAATTAGCTACTGGTACACTTGCAGCTCCAGGAGCAGCATTAAATCTGAAAATTATAGGATTTGATGATCAAGCTTCAACAGCAGCAGGAGCCGTTGACAAAACAGCAGCAGGCCGATTAGCGGTCGTAAAACTCAACCTCCATTACATGGATTCAACATCAGGAATATAGGAGTAAGATATGGCTATTAATAGAGCACAGCTTGCGAAAGAATTAGAGCCTGGGTTGAATGCCCTGTTCGGTTTGGAATACGCACGCTACGAAAACGAAGCAGCAGAAATTTTTGAAAATGAATCATCAGATAGAGCTTTTGAAGAAGAAGTTATGTTAGTTGGTTTCGGACAAGCTAACGTGAAAGCAGAAGGAGCAGCAGTAGGTTTTGATACCGCTTCTGAATCTTTCACCGCACGTTACACTCACGAAACAATTGCACTAGCATTTGCTTTAACAGAAGAAGCTGTAGAAGATAATTTATATGATACTTTATCTGCTAGATATACAAAGGCATTGGCACGTTCAATGGCTTACACTAAACAAGTTAGGGGTGCTGATGTATTAAACACAGCATTTGCAACAACTGGTGGAGACGGCGTTACATTAGCTAACACTGCTCACCCAACTGCACTAGGTGGAACCTGGTCTAACAGATCTGCGACAGACGCAGATATTAACGAAACCTCATTAGAACAGGCGATGATTGATATTGCTGGTTTTATCGATGAAAGAGGACTAAAAATTGCAATGCAAGGAAGAAAATTAATTATTCCTGTAAACATTCAGTTTGTAGTTGATAGAGTCTTGAACTCAACTCTAAGAGTCGGTACTGCTGACAACGATATTAACGCTCTGAAAAATATGGGCATGCTACCAGGTGGTTACACAGTTAACCATTATCTAACAGATACTGACGCATGGTTCATTAAAACAGATTGTCCTAATGGATTCAAACACTTCACAAGAGCTGCCCTTGCCACTGGCATGGAAGGCGATTTTGATACAGGAAACATGAGATACAAAGCACGTGAGAGATATAGCTTTGGTTACTCTGATCCTCGTTGTGTTTACGCATCTCAAGGCAGTTAGACAAAACTTACACTGGATCCTCCCAGATAGAAGAAGGCGGTTGCAAGACCGCCTTTTTTGTTTTACAACTATCATTGTTAATGTTGGTGAATACACGTCATGAGGACGGTGTATTTACTGGTCAAATTAAAAGGAGACTGACATGACAACACATTTTAATAATGGCGTTACTAACGTGGTTAAAGATAAAAGCCCGTTAAAGAACGCAATGATGCCTGATCCATTTCCCGTTACCAACACACAAGGTGGGGGATATGACTTTCTAGGCCAAACTTCGTTTATGGATGATTTTTATTCAGCCATTACAAGAACAAATACAAGTAATAATGGAAGAGGTTCACCAGGATGGTATTTAAGCCAAACTGCTAGTACTCAAACCGCTGCACCAATAGCAGATGCTGTAGGTGGATGGTTACAAATGGATGAAGTAAATGCAACTAATGATGCTTATAACCAAATTAATACTTTTACTGCTTTTCAACTAAATACAGGTATGAATGCTGGTTTTGAAGCTAGAGTAGCAGTTGAAGATATTTCAGCAACAGAAATTGTTCTTGGGTTAGTTGATACAGATGTAACTTCAGGAGTAGTAAATATTACTGATGGGTTATATTTCTCTAACTTTTCTGATCCTGATTCTATTACTGCTAGTACAAGTTTATACCTTCACGCTGAAAAGAATGGAACTATTACTTCAAGTGATGCATTAGTTGATCCATACACTGGTGATACTTTTGTTATTGAAGATGGTGCCTTGCAAACAGCTAGTGCTACTCAATTAGCAACTCCAAGTAATTCATTTATTGCTGGATTTAACATTGTTCCTAAAGGATCAAATGGTAATACTAATACTGCTGTGATTCAAGCATACTTAGGTCCTGTTGGAAAACAGCCTTTGCCTGTCGCATCAATTGCAACTACTAATTTACCTGATGATTTGGCATTAGGACTTATGATGGGAACTAAAAACAATACAACAACCGCAGCTATTATGTGGGTTGATTATGTTAAAGCGATTAGTTCTAGAAGCTTTGGTAGTTCATCTACTAAGTAATAACAATTAACCAAGGTAGGGTGTAAAAGCCCTACCTTTTATAGGAGATAAAAAAGATGAGTATTCAAGGATCCATAAGTTCGTTCTCGGTTACTTCAGTTGGCTCAGGTCAAACTATATATAATGGTCCTGCTAGAATTTTAGGTGTTTATTATATGAATACTGAAGCTACTGGCACAATCATATTATATGATGATACAACTGAGGTATTTAAAATACAAATACCAGATGGCGCTACAACAGAAAATTCAAATTATATTGAATTTCCTGGCGATGGAATTAAAGTTGATACAAGCTTAAAATATACATTTACAACAGTTATCTACGGAACCATCCTTTATCAAAAAGGCTAATGTACAAGCTAATGTTTAGCTTGGCTATCATTAGTGCGCTCAGTATGTATGGATGTAATGTATATTCGGGTATGTCTATGAAACCCCATAAAACAAGTGTCACTACAACCTATGGACAAGATGAAGTGGACAAGGATAATGACAAAAAAGATCAGAGAAAGGATTCAATGCAGATAACCGTGAAACAGGAGTTTGTATGGAAGGAATAAAATGGAATTGATTATAACTGTATATGCTATTTGGATTGTGGGGGGAGTAATTGTGATGGTGGCACAGCAATGAACGGGCTAAAAATATCATTCGCCGTCGTGGCGTTTGTGCTGATTCAGGGTGTGGCAGTCATATGGTACGTCTCGAAACTTGATTCTCGGGTGGACCAGATGTACAAAAGCTTCGAAGAGGAGAATAAAAAAGAAGTCATCGAAAATCAGGTCAAAATGAAAATTGATTTGGAAAATCTCATCGCAGATGTCAAGGAGTTGCAAAGAGAAATGAAGCAGATGAATAAAAAAGACAAAGAAATAGTTAAGCAAAATAAATCCATAGAGCGCCAGCATAAGGATCTCTTCGAAATGTTGCAGGGAGGGTCTAATAATATGATTCAACAGAACCAGACTAAAGGTGGTTCCTACTCTTATGGCGACTAATGTTTGATTGGTTTGATAAATCATCTATAACTTTAGCAGTTCTCACAGTAATAATATTTGTAATGGTGGTGGTGTAATGGCTAATGACAGGCTCGATGTATCGGACCGCACAGCGATCAGCATGCCTATGCGCAACCTTTTGGCCATATTATCGGCCACAGCGGTCGGCGTCTGGGCCTTTTTTGGGATCCAGGAGCGCCTAAATACGCTTGAGACGCGTGTAACCTTATCCGAATCAGACCTCACGAAAAACACGGAATTCCGCATAAAATGGCCGCGAGGTGAATTAGGGTCCCTCCCCGCGGACGCTCAGCAGGACCTTCTCATAGAATTTCTTAGTTCTCAAATTGAGTCTATGCAGTCTGATATGGAGTCAATGATGTCAAATTCCGTGAACATAAAGAGAGCGCAGCAGGACATAGAGCGATTGCTTAATGACGTGGAGAAGCTCAAGGATAAATTGAGGGAATCAAATGGAAGTAATTAGCGTCATCGTTATGTTTATATTCGGTAATATGAACGATCAGGAGCATAGAATGACGCAGTATGTTCCAATGGAATCACTGTCCTCATGCATGAAGGAAGTGAGAATACTCAAGAAAAAAGAAACAGATTATACAAAGGACGCATTCTGCGGTCCTGCGTTGGTGGAACTGAGTGATGACGGGGAAATCCTGACATTGCATACGGAGATCCCAGAAGGGGCGAAGATGGTAAAGAAGAAAATAAGCAAGGAAGCTTTTGAAAGATGGACACTTAGATCCAAGGAAAAATGGAATAGTAAATAATTACAGTGGTTCAGATATTCACTCGTTCAACGTACTTTACACCAATCAAAAAAAGGACTAGTATAGGAAGATCCCCTAGGTCAAAGCCTAAGAATAAGCATAAGCGGAGAACCTGGAAAAAATACCATCGGCAAGGAGGCTAATATGGCACAAGGATATAAAGACCGTAAAGACGAGTCTATAGCAATGAGGGTTAGAAAACCTCGTACTAAAAAACAACTAAAAGCAAGTAGAGATGAGTCCTATGGAAAATGGGGCGGAGGAAAAGGAAAAGGCATTATCAATAAGAAAAAAGGTGGATCCATGGGCGCTGCAAAGCGTGGTGGTGGTGCGATAATAAGATAATCGATGCCTACTTATGCCTCTACAGCGAGCTTTGACTTAGCAATAGATGATATTGTTGAAGAAGCTTTTGAACGGTGCGGTTTACAAGATCGTACAGGTTACGAAATAAAAACCGCACGACGTTCATTAAATATTATTTTCGCTGATTGGGCTAACAGAGGACTTAATCTTTGGACTATTCAAAGACAATCTAAAACAGTAGCGGCGAACGTTAATAGTCTTAGTGGTACGGATTTATTTGGATCTACAGCAGGAGATAGTGCGCAGATAATTGACATTACCGATATGGTAATGCAACAGACATCAGGAGGGACAACTAGTGATTATGCGGTAACTCGCATAGGAAGAGATGTATATTTTGGGTATACAGTTAAATCAACGACTGGAAGACCAACACAATATTATCTGGAAAGAACAATTAACCCTACTTTGTATTTATATCCAGCGGCTGATACAGCGTATACAATGGTGTATTATGCATTAGTCCGTATGTTTGATGCTGGGGATTATACCAATAATGCACAAGTTCCATTTCGTTTTATTCCATGTATGACGGCAGGACTAGCGTATTACCTGGCAATGAAATACGCCCCTGACAGAATTCAATTATTAAAACAAATTTATGAAGAAGAGTTTAAACGAGCGGCTGATACCGATAGGGAGACATCTGATTTTAGTTTTACTCCCGAATGGAACTATCTTATTTAAGGAAAAATTATGGCTAGATACGCGTCAGGAAAATTTGCATTACGAATTTCAGATCGATCAGGTTTGGCGTTTCCTTATAATGAAATGGTTAAGGAATGGACGGGATCATGGGTTCATTACAGTGAATATGAACCTAAACAGCCTCAATTAGACCCCAGATACCATCCCACCGATCCTCAGGCACTACAGCATGCAAAGCCTCAAATTGCTAATGCTACAGTTTTTGTGGGTTATACTAATGTACGCAAGGCTAATAATCAGTCAGTGTTAAGTGGAGTGTATGATGGAGTGGGAGATGGAACCACAGTTAATGGTTTTCAAACATTGGAGGAATCAGTGACTCTCTACCATGCCAATGGAGTGTCTTATCCAGGATTCGTCAGAAGTATGCAGCCACTAAGTGTTCAACGACCTAATCAACCCACAAGGTTGCATAGCTTTGTAGGAAATGTTACGGTAACCACAACATGACCGATTATTCTGATTTATTAACTAATGTAAGAAATTACACGGAAACTTCCAGTGATGTACTTTCGGATGCGGTCATTAATACATTCATTGTTAATGTTGAAAATAAAATATTTAAGGAAGTGGATCTCAGTTATTACCGTAAATATGACACGGCTAATTTAACCCAAGATATCGCTTTTCTTTCCCTTCCAGGAGACTGGAGAGCGACCCGATATCTTCAAATTGTTGTTGCGGATGTAAGAACAACCTTGCTACAGAAGGATATTTCATTTATGACAGAGTACTGGCCTGATAGAACAGCAACGGGTACTCCTAAGTACTATGCTGATTGGGATCAAGACACGCATTATATTGCGCCAACACCAAGTGCCAACATAGCTGTTGAACTTGCATATTTAAGGATGCCTGATAATTTATCGGCTTCCAACACATCCACGTGGATCAGTCAAAATGCTCCCAACGTGCTTTTATACGGTTGTATATTAGAAGGACTTGCATACTTGAAAGGTCCGACAGATATGATACAACTGTATCAACAAAAATATAATCAATCTGTACAGAATCTTGCCACATATGAGATGGGGCGTGATCGTAGAGACGAATATAGAGACGGTGTCATTCGTGTCCCTCTCGAATCAAGGAACCCATAGGAGGTTATTATGGCTATTACTCAAGCTGT